TGGACGCTACTCGTCTACCTCGTGGTGCTAAGTTTGAAGTTAAACCTGGTAAAGCTATTCTTACCAACGGTGCTCCATCAGAGATTCTATTCCCATTCAAGTTCGGTGAAACCAGTCAGAACAATGCATTGGCTGCACAGGAATTTGAGCGTATGTTGCTACAAGCGACTGGTACTTTAGACAGCCAAGGTATGGTGTCTCAAGCTACTCGTGATGGTGGTGGTCAACAGATGTCTATGGCGATGGGTGCAATCATCAAGAAATACAAGCGTACCTTGACGAACTTCCAAGAAGACTTCTTAGTGCCTTTGATTAAGAAAGCTGCTTTCCGTTATATGCAGTTTGACCCTGAGCGTTACCCTTCTGTAGACATGAAGTTCATTCCTACTGCTACTTTGGGCATCATGGCTCGTGAATACGAACAGCAACAGTTGATTGGTTTGTTACAGACCCTTGGTCCTGACACTCCTGTGTTGCCTGTCATCCTAAAAGGCATTATTGCTAACTCCAGCTTGTCTAATAGAGCTGAAATGGAGATGGCTTTGGAGCAAATGTCTCAGCCAAACCCTGAAGCACAGCAAATGGCTCAGATGGCTCAGCAGTTACAGATGGAACAGGCTCAAGCACAGACACAATCTCTACAAGCTAGAGCTCAAAGAGACCAAGCAGAGGCTGCTAAAACAGTGGTTGAGACTCAATTGATGCCTGAAGAGCTAAAAGCCAAGGTAATTAGCTCATTGTCTACCAACATTGAAGGTGATAACGCTGATAAAGAGTTCGAGAAACGAGCAAAAATCGCTGAGTTGATGCTAAAAGAGAAAGACATCAACAACAAAGGCAAGATTGTTGAACTACAGATGCAGAAAAACAACAATTTACAGTAAAAACACTTGACAAAACAGGTATAAGTGTTGTATAATAGCAACACATTTACCAACATTCTCCGAAAAGGACAAAGAATGATAGACAAAAAGCTACAAAGCTATTATGAGAACAGATTCTCGATGATGGCAACCGCTGGTTGGCAGGATTTGATGGAAGACACACAGCAATTGTTTGATTCCTTGAACCAAGTCCTCCCAATTCAGAATGAAACAGATTTGCATCTCAAGCGTGGACAGTTAGACATACTTAATTGGCTACTTAACTTGAAACCTGCATCAGAAGCAGCCTTTGAGCAACTCATGTCGGGAGACACGGATGCCTAAAAGGATGTTTGAATTCAGCTGTGAAGCTGGACACATCACAGAGAGATATGTTGATTATGAGACAACAGTAACTCCTTGTGGTAATTGCGGTAATGACGCTAAACGGATTATTTCTGCTGTCCGAATATCGTTGGATGGTACAGACCCAGTGTATGTATCAGCTCACGATGCTTGGGCTAGGAAGCATGAAGAGAAAGCGAAACAAGAACGCAAGCAAAACGAAGCCTGAGATACCTCGAAAGAGCCTCAGAACATAAATCCTAAAATCACTTGATTCGGTGACAGGAGACTTTAAATGGCAGCAAACTTTATTGACCAAGAAGAACTGTTTCAAAGCAATGAGCAAGAAGTAGTACAAGATGTTACAACCCCAGTTCCAGATACAACAAATGCTGGACAAACTGAAGCGGTTGATGTCAAACAAGAACCAGAGGTAGAAGAGTTACCAGAGAAGTACAGAGGTAAGTCAGCTATCGAGATTGCAAAGATGCACCAAGAAGCTGAGAAGCTAATCGGTCGTCAAGCAAACGAGGTTCACGAAGTACGAAGCCTTGCAGACCAGCTTTTAAAACAACAACTCGAATCTAACAAGAAAGTTCAGCAACAGCCGATTGAAGAATCGCTTGAAGAAGACTTTTTTGCAGACCCTAAACAGGCTGTAAACAGACAGGTAGAAAAGCATCCTGCTGTAATTGAAGCTCGACAAGCTGCATTAGAAATGAAGAAGATGAAAACTGCCCAACAACTGGCAGCTAAACATCCAGATTTCGGAACTATCGCACAAGATGCTGGTTTCCAGGACTGGGTAAAATCTTCAGCAATTCGCTTGCAGTTATTTGCTAAAGCAGACGCTGAGTATGATTTTGAGAGTGCTGATGAATTGTTGTCTACCTACAAGGAGATTAAACAAATCAAACAGGCTCAACAAACAGCATCAGCTGCTAAGGTAGAGACGAAGGCTCAAGAACAAGCAATGAAGGCAGCTACTGTGGATGTTGGTGGTGCTGGTGAGTCAAGCAGAAAAGTATATCGTAGAGCAGACCTTATTAAATTGAGAATGACTGACCCTGACAGATACGAGCAAATGGCTGATGAAATCATGGCTGCGTATGCTGAAGGTAGAGTCAAGTAATTTTAGTATTTAACTTAAACTTTTAAAGGAAGTAAAATCATGGCAAAAGTAGTATATCCTGGAGATAGTACCTCCATCGTTAACAACACAGCAGCAGCAACATTCATTCCAGAAATTTGGTCTGATGAGGTTATCGCTGCCTACAAGAAAAACTTAGTATTGGCAAACCTAGTTCGCAAGATGTCTTTCAAAGGCAAAAAAGGCGACACATTGCACATTCCTAAGCCAGTTCGTGGCTCAGCAACTGCTAAAGCTGCTAACACAGCTGTTACAATTCAAGCTAACGCTGAATCTGAAGTACAAGTTCTAATCAACAAGCACTTTGAATACTCACGCTTCATCGAGGACATCACTGCTGTTCAAGCTTTGTCATCACTACGCTCATTCTACACAGAAGACGCTGGTTATGCATTGGCTAAACAAGTTGACGACGAGCTTATCGCTTTAGGTAAGTCTTTCGGTGACAGCGATGGTGCTGATTGGGTTCACTCAAACAGCTACTTCATCGACGCTTCTACTGGTTTGACATCTTACGCTATCGACACAGTAACTACATCTGATGTATTCACTGACGCTGGTTTCCGTAAGTTAATCCAGTTGATGGACGACGCTGATGTACCAATGGACGGTCGTAAGTTTGCAATCCCACCATCATTGCGTAATGCAATTATGGGTGTTGACCGCTACAACTCAAGCGACTTCGTTGATGGTCGTGGTGTTCAGAACGGTCAAATCGGTAAGTTGTATGGCATCGACATTTTTGTGTCAAGCAATATGCCTACTATCGAAACTGCTGCTGAGAACTCAGCTGGTGACGGTGTTAAAGCTGCATTGTTGTTCCATACAGACACAATGGTTCTTGCTGAGCAAGTTGGTGTTCGCTCACAGACTCAGTACAAACTAGACTACTTGTCAACACTTTACACTGCCGACACATTGTTCGGTGTTAAAGTTGTTCGCCCAGAAGCTGGTTTCGTATTGGCTGTTAACGCTTAATATAAGCACTAAGATTCCCTGCTTCGGCAGGGGTCTTTTTTAAGGGCTCTGAAGAGTCTTTAAACAAGACAACAAGGGATAAAATTATATGGCAATTTATCGTGGTCCAGGTGGTTCAGGCGACGCAGTTAACGACTCTTCAAGCGAAACAAGATTAGCGGTAGAAGCCAGAGACGCTGCTATTGCTGCTCAAGCTGCTGCAGAGGCAGCACAAGCTGCTGCTGAACAAGCAGAGATTAACGCTGAGTTAGCAGAAACCAATGCCGAAACCGCTGAAGCCAACGCTGAAACCGCTGAAGCAAATGCAGAAACCGCAGAAGCTAACGCTGAGGCTGCTCAAGCTGCAGCTGAAGCTGCTCAGTTAGCTGCTGAAACTGCTCAAACAGCTGCCGAACTAGCTGAAACAAACGCTGAGACTGCTGAGACCAACGCTGAAACAGCTGCTTCTTTAGCTCAAGACTGGGCGACTAAATTATCTACTCCAGTATCAGGTAGTGACTATTCTGCTAAGTATAATGCTAACTTAGCAGCTGCGTCTGCTAGTGCTGCTCAAACAGCAGAGACAAACGCTGAAACCGCACAAGCTGCTGCAGAGGCTGCTAGAGATGCTGCTTTGTCTGCTTATGACAACTTCGATGACCGTTATCTTGGTCCTAAATCTTCAGACCCGACACTAGACAATGATGGCAATGCTTTAGTTACTGGTGCATTGTATTTTAACACAACAAGTAATGTTATGAAGGTATACACAGGCTCTGCTTGGGCAGCTGCTTATGTATCTGCTGCAGGTGTGTTGCTTGTTGCTAATAACTTATCAGATGTTGCTTCAGTTTCTACAGCAAGAACTAACTTAGGTTTAGGAACAGCTGCAACGACTGCAGCGACTGACTATGCCACTGCTGCTCAAGGTACTAAAGCTGATACTGCTTATGGTTGGGGTAATCATGCTTCTGCAGGGTATCTAACAACTTCAACAGCTGCATCTACTTATCAGCCTTTAGATTCTGATTTAACAGCTTTTGCTGCTAAGACTGCTCCTGCTGGTGCGGTTGTAGGCACAAGTGATACACAAACTTTAACTAACAAAACTATTAGTGGTGCATCAAATACATTATCAAACATTGGTAACAGTTCTTTAACTAATAGTGCTATTACTATTAACGGTGTTTCTACTTCATTAGGTGGTTCAACAAGCGTTGGTACTGTCACATCAGTATCTGCAACAGCTCCTATCAGTGTTGCTACAGGAACTTCTACACCTGCTATTAGTATTAGCCAAGCAACAACAAGCACAAACGGTTATTTATCTTCTACTGACTGGAATACTTTTAATAATAAACAAGATACTTTGGTTAGTGGTACAAATATTAAAACTGTTAATAGTACATCTTTACTAGGTTCAGGTAACTTAGCAGTTGGCACAGTTACAAGCGTTACTGGTGGTTCATATTTAACTGGCGGTACGATTACATCTTCAGGTACTTTAGCTGTCGATGCTACCTCAGCCAATACTGCATCTAAAGTTGTAGCTAGAGATGCTTCAGGTAATTTCTCTGCTGGTACAATTACTGCAACATTGAGTGGAAATGCTTCTACAGCAACTTCTGCTGCTACTTGGACAACAGCAAGAACTATTACAATAGGTTCAACAGGAAAATCAGTTAATGGTTCTTCAGATGTGTCTTGGACTCTAGCAGAAATAACAGGAACAACAGCAGCACCTCAATTAGGTTCTTTAGGTATTGGGACTGCTGCATCAGGAACAACTGGTGAAATTAGAGCAACTAATAATATTACTGCTTATTATTCATCCGACCGTAATTTAAAAGAGAATATTAAAGACATTGATGGTGCTCTTGCTAAAGTTTGTAGTATAGGTTCTAAGACATTTGATTGGAAAGATTCTTATATAGAATCTCATGGCGGTGAAGATGGGTATTTTATTCAAAAGTCAGATTTTGGTGTGATTGCTCAAGATGTCCAGGATGTGTTTCCACAAGCTGTTAGAACAAGACAAGATGGAACTTTGGCTGTTGATTATGAAAAGTTATCCACATTGGCTTTTGGTGCTATAAAAGAGCTAGTTAAACGCATTGAGGCATTGGAGTCTAA